TCGAATATACCTTGGTCAAATCTACTATTGGTATCAAATTTACTTTCAATTAAAAGCTCTTCTTCTGTTTGGTCAGTAATATATATATTAAAATCTTTTACGGCATAACTGCCTTCTACGGAAGACATTGAATTAGCTAAAGAGCTAGGTATCAATACCCTACCATTGTCAAAATCATATTTTATATCTTCATCATTTCTATTAATGAATCTATCATTTAATGTGATACCATTAATTATTTTTGCTTTTGAAACGGAAAAGTCGGTTACCCATTGTTTGTGCGGCGAAGCGAAAGATACAAAATTACTATCTAACCGTGGATCACTTTGGTAATAAAAAGATGATTCTATATTTTGAAATGCTTCACCTCTTTGCAGTATAACATGATCGAGCCATAGGGCAAAACTAGTAATTACTTGATGCTGGAACTGCGGCTTCATTATTATGCAACAATTTTATTTAATGTTAAAGTTCTAACCTCGAAATCTTTTATCATACTAGATATATACTTGGTATTTTTAAATCCGCCCTTTTGAATCTTGGATGCTGTTTGTATACCTGCTCCAGAGCGACCCGAGTCGTTCTTTCTTAAGTAAGCTCCAAACCCTGCAATTCCAGTTTCTATACCTTTTGCCCAACTTCTACCTTCTGCCCACGGCATTGGTGTTACCTTGAATATTTCTTCAGCGGTAGGGTAAAAAATAAAAGTTTTAGACCGCCCATCTTTAGTTATAGAAGTACTTTGTAATGAGATTTGTTCTAGCTTTCTATATATTGGTTGGGTAGGCTTATCACTAGAGTTGAATCCTATGAAAGAAAATAAGTTACCTCTACCCCCAAGAGTACCAGATATATTAGTTGCTTTTGGTCCAGCCTCTATCTCAGATGTTACTGGGTGATTTTTAAACTGTTCTACTAGCTCTCGCTTCATTTTTTTAAATTCAATTAATACAAGAGACTTAACTGCCTTGATATATTGTTGATTTCTGGACAGGTCAATACTCCCTCTAATTGATTTTGTAGTAGCTCTTCTAATATACATATCAACCTTCGTCTACTGGTTTTAAATAAAAAGTATAATACTTAGGTGAAAAAAGTCCATGCGGCATTTCATCGCTGATTACTGAAAATTTTCTACCATCAAATTCACATCTCTTTGTTTCCTTCAAATATCCATATCCCTCTTTATCTACTTTAATTCGAACTTCGCCAACATGTTTTTCAACTTTAATTTGAGCGTCGACTTCGCCATCAAATATTCCCTCATTCTGTCTGCCGATATATAAAATTCGAGCTTTAAATGTTGCCTCTACAATTTTTCGCTCTATAGATGTCACGCTACCTCTTACATTTTTATATAAATAATTATAATTAGGATCGGTGCTCAATATAACTCTTTGAGCCTCCTTAATAAACTTAATATCACGAGCAAAAGTATCGTGTATATCATCAAAGACAGACTCAAAAGCCTCTTTGTCACTATCGCTGATTAAAGAACCCATACTTTTTTTTACACACAATACAATAATATGTGTATCATTAATTGGTAAAAGGTTTTATGGAAGCAGGAAAATTTCTATCAGATACGGTTAAAGGTAATACTAAAAGTTTATTTAAAAGCTTTCTAGTATTAGTCGAGGATTTGCATGCAGAAAATCAAATATGTTTTGATAAACTGAAAAAACATTTGCCCGAACATTCTGACATCATTGATCAAGCCAATTATCTTGATGATGAAAAAATGCAATATTTAAGAAAGAAAATTCTTGATATAGGTAATGAGTCAATGCGCGAAGCAAATTCTAATATAGAAAAATTTACTGTAAATTTTAAATTTTAATTTTACTATTAATTTAACAAAGGAATAAGGAAATGTATACAAAAACAAATAAAGAAATTTATAGATTTAAAGTCTTCTTAGAAGAAGAGATCGAAAAACAAGTCGATGTTGAGAAAAAAGTCGAAGTTGAAAAAGATGTAGAAGTCGAAAAGACTCGCAAAAATGCTGAAGGGCAAGAAGAAAAGTATGTTGAGACTGAAAAACAAAAAGTAACAGAAACCCAAATTGTACAAGAAACCCGTAAAGAAAAAGAAAATGCCCCTTATTCTTTTGTGATTAAACAGCCAACTCGCCGCCAAATGGAAGAAGCGGATATGGAATACAGTATTGAGATGAGTCGCTGTGTTAAAGATGGCATCTTAACCAAAGCAATGCTCCTTAATAAGTATAGCGATACTGGAGGTATCATGAGTGAAGCGGAAGCAAAAGCTTTAGCGGAGATGTATGGCAGACTTGGCCAACTCCAAACAGAATTTACATCGTGGAAAATTAGCGATAAAAATAAATTCTCAGATAAGCAAAAAGAGACAGTTGAAGAAATGGCTCAATTAAGAAGAGATATTGCAAAAACTGAGACCAACTTTTCTGCACTATTAAATCATACTGCAGACAGTAAAGCTCAAACTAAAGTCATCTCTTGGTATTTATTATCTCTTACTAACTTAGAAAATGAAAAAGGAGAATTAGAACCTTATTTCAAGGGCGATACTTTTGATGATAAGTTAAACTATCTTTATGACCTAGAAGAGGATGAGGATCCATTGCTTGATTTAGTTTACGATAAGTTAACGGCTTTCGTTAGTTTTTGGTATTTTAGTGTTTCAGCTACCAAAGAAGATTTCGAGAATTTAGAAAAAGACATAGAAGAAGGTACTTTATAATGTGGAAATTACTGACTACAGGAAGATCTTCAAGGAGATCGTAGAAGGTCACACAAAAGCAAAGGTAGACGGTCAAACTTATTATATAAAACATTTAACATCTCTCGATCAAGTTGACATCGATGAAATACGATCCAACTATTTAACTGATGCTATAAAGAGAGGTATACCTACTGAAGAGGAAGTTTTGGCTGCCCTTAAAAAAGATGGTCATTGGAGCGATTCTGACGAAGACGAGATTAAAAGGCTAGACCTTTTTATTAGTCAGCTACAAGCTAATAAAACCCAGCTTGTTTTAAAATCTGATATTGATAGGCAAAATAAAACTATCAATGAAACACGGGATAAAATTAATAAACTTCAGCAGAAAAAAACTGAATTAATGGGAGTTAATGCTGAAGCATATGCAGACAAAAGGTCAAACGATTATTATATAATTAAATCATTTTATACAGATCCAAAACTAGAAAATAAATTATTCCCAGAAGAAGACGATTTTAATGAGCTTTACCCCGAAGAAGTTCAAAAATTAATCTCAACATACAATGAAACTTTTCTTGCTTTTGAAGAATTAAAAATACAAGAAATGATTCTTCAGGATTTTTATTATATTTACTTTCCTTTCAGTGATGATACTGTTGGCTTTTTTGGTAGCCCAGTTGTTCGCTTAACTTACAATCAACTCAAGCTTATTGTATATACAAAAATATTCAAAAATATATTTGAAAATAATAAACATATTCCAGAGAAAATCAAAAAAGATCCTCAGGCATTATTAGATTATGGAAGTATCAGTGATGAGGCGAAGGAAAAAATGAAGAGCAAACTTGATAAAGATCAAGATGGAGCAACATTGTTTGGAGCATCCGAAGAGGATTATGAATATGCTGGACTTGAAAGACCTTCTGATAAAGCAGGAGTTTCTTTGCAAAAGGCCGCGAAAGACAGAGGAGGCTCTCTCAGTATGGAAGATTTGATGGAATTAAGCGGCATTCCAAAAAAATAAAGTGTACCTATTCCTAACAAGGAAAAAGGTATGCAAGGATTAGGATTAAAAACTTATCAAGTAGGCTTAGAGTCTAGCGTTCAGGTCGCGGTTAAAAAAATTAATGCCCGTGGACTTGCTATTAAAGTTAACGCTGCAGACTTCAACAGGCCTCTTGGCAAGATGTCCGCACAAGCAAATGAGTTCACCAAGTCTCTTGAAGCATCAAATGCTCGTGTTATTGCCTTCGGAGCATCAGCTGCTATAATTGGGGGTGTTAGTGCTTCATTTGCTCAGCTTGTTATTCAAGCTACTAAAGTAGAAAAAATTCTTGCAGATATCAATGCAGTATTAGGAACTACCGCAGATAACCTTCAAAAATTTGGAGATGGTTTATTTAATGTTGCTAGAAACACCTCTCAATCGTTAGAAGTTGCAGCTGAAGCAGCTTTAGAATTTTCTCGACAAGGTTTGTCAATGGAAGAAACTTTAAAACGAACCAATGATGCTCTTATATTAACTAGACTTACTGGCCTAAAGGCTGCAGAATCAGTTAAAGGTTTAACTGCAGCAGTCAACGGTTTTGCCGATGTAGGTTTAACTACAACAGAAATTATCAATAAATTGGCAGCCGTCGATGTTAAGTTTGCGGTTAGTGCGGATGACCTTGTTAATGCCTTAGCTCGTGCAGGTGCGGTAGCTCAAGATGCAGGAGTAAACTTTGATCAATTAATAGGTGCAGTAACAGCAGCTCAACAAATTACTGCTCGAGGTGGTGCTGTTATTGGTAATAGTTTTAAGACAATTTTCACAAGGATTCAAAGAAGTTCTACTTTAGATAGATTGGAAGAGCTGGGTATTGCCGTTAGAGATATTAGAGGTAACACTTTGCCAGCCTTAACTGTTTTGCAAAATCTTTCTTCATCTTATGATAATTTAGCTGTCTCAACAAAAGCTGCTGTAGCAGAGCAAGTTGGTGGAGTTTTCCAAATCAACGTTTTAAAAGCGGCGCTCAAAGACTTGAGTAAAGAAACTTCCATTTATTCGCAGGCTACCATGACTTCATCCCAAGCAAGCAATGAAGCGTATCAAAAAAATGCCATGCTGCAAAAAACCCTTTCTTCTATAGCTAACCAAACCCTTACAACAGTTCGAGAATTAACGGCAAATCTTGGAGAATTAACTATCGCTCCAGCACTCAAAGAATTTCTAGAATCAGCTAACAATATATTAGGATTTATTTCTGATATGCTTGGAGCAAAAGAGGGTGAAAGTTTGGGTGCTGATTTCGCACAAGGAATAGCTAGGGGGTTGGGTAATGTTCTTGCTGGTCCAGGCATGGTTGCATTGGTGTTGATCTTTGGTAAGCTCTTCGCTAATGCTTTAAAATTTGCAAAAACCTCATTACAGGATTTGCTTCAAATTAAAACTGTGAAACAGCAAGAGTTAGAAATTCAAGAAGCTATAGTTGCTGCCATGATTGATAATAAAGTATTAGGTGCGGAACTTCTTTCTAATGCTGGAAATAAAAACAAACAAGAACAAATTTTATTAGAAACTTTAAGATCTCAAACAAAGCAGATTGAATTACAAAGATCAATAGCTCGAGATATGGCTCCACTTTTAAGAGCTAGTGGGGTTCAGGGAAATTTAACAGTTGCGGGCATTAAAGGTTCGAATAAACCCACAGGTAAAAATGTAGCTACTGGACTTATTCCTAATTACTCATTGAAAGCGACCCCAATAGAAGAGATCAAAGAAAGAGAGGGCGCTAAAAAAGGAGGCTATGTAGCAGGTCAAGTTTCCACAATGTCAATACCTAAACTTGGCAGGGTAGTATATAATAAAAACGAAGAAGTAAAAAGTTTTGAAGGCATGGATCAACCTGCAATAATGCCACCTAAAAACAGTAAAGCTGGAAAACAATATGAAAAAGATTTCTCAGACAAGCATGGCTTTGATCCTTATAGCTATAATGGTTTTATTCCCAATTTTGCTCTAGAAGCTCAACGACTAGCTGGAACAAACATACTAAAACTACCTAAAGCAAAAATGATCACCGAGACTACTGCATCTAATTTTAGAGGTGAAAAAATAAAAGGATGGAAAACTTTAGAAGCTTCTCTCGATAACGTAATGAAAAGCGCCGCTACTTATTCTGATGAATTTGCAGCGTTGAAAGAAATGGGTATTAATGTCTTACAGCGACAAGTATATTTCTCAGATCAATCATCCGCAATTCCCTCGAAACAAAGGAAATCGATTGCTTCGCAACAAAAAAAATTAAAATCCGCAAAAGGTTTTGGTAACAAGAACCAGCATAAGATCGTCGGAAATACACAAGAAGATGCTCTATTTAAATCTTCACTTCAGCAAAAAGGCTACCACCCAACCTGGACTGGAGCTTACACGCCTAAAGGGAGGCAAAAAGGCAAAGGTGATGAAAATTTCAAAATTGACTTTTTTAGCCCTGGTCGCAAACCTATAGAATCAAAATACGGAAAGTATACCGCTCCTAATTTAATAGCAAAAAGTATTAGGCTTTACAGTGATAGGTATATAGAAGATTTTCTAGCAAAGCAAGGTCGCTCTGATTTAGCTCAAAAAATGCAAGGAAAAAAGCTTGACGACTCATCTCAGATGTTAAGTTCGCTTGGTTACGAAGATGTCAACCCTGAGATGGTCAAGAGAGCAGGCTTGTTTAATGGGTTAATTCCTAATTTTGCTAATAAAATAACATGGGACATAGATAAGAAAAAAGGCTCATACGGACTTTCTTCTGACTATATGGGTCTTTCTGGTTTTGCAAATTATTTAAGTGAAATGTCTAAAGCTCATCCAGAAATGGTAAGTCCAAAAGCGGCACAAACATTCCTTGACAGATTCAAGAAAATGGGATCTCAGTATTCTAAAGATAAAGAATCTGCGAAAAGAAACAATCCTATTGGACTTGGAAATCGAGGTTCCAAGCATTATTCCGCAATGGCAGGAGTAACTAGTTCAAAACGTACAGTTAGCACGAATAATCTTTTTATTAAAGACGTTAATAAGCACATTAAACATTATAATAAACATGGAATTTTTGCTGTAGATAAAGTTGACTCTTATGATTCATTGTTAAGCGAAGGTCATATTCCTAATTTTATGATTCCTTCTAAGAATCAATCAAACAAAACTCAAGATAAAAAGAGCAATAAACCTAGAAAATTAGATCTTAGTTGGATTAGTCCTAGCAGAGGAAAAGGTAGTTCAGAATTAAGAAGGATATATAAAGATATAGAGCAATCAGCAAAAACGGGAAAACCTTATACGGACATTAGTGCTGGATTTGTTGTTGGCCCAAGAATACCAAGGTTATTAGTGGAAGGACACAAACTATTAAATCAAGCTAGAGGTCGAGGTAAACGCATACCTAAAATGAGAATATCTGGATCCATGACTCCTGGTAAAATTAGTGAATCCATCCTCGAGAACAAGCAAATGCTTGAAGAGGGTGATCCGTATATGTCTTCAATGGATTATATACCTGGCGAAGAAAAACAAGTATCTAAGTATCTGAGAATGATGGGGCTCGACCCTTCATCTAGTGACATGGTAGAGCTTGATGAAATTAAAATGTTTAGAGGCGGATTCTCCAAAGGTTTCATACCTAACTTTCCGTCACAAAATTGGCAAAACCAAAAATCATCTGGTGCAGTTGATGATAGCATAAAAGAAATAACTGAAGATAAGAAGAAGATTGAAGATAAAAGTGGAAGCAAAAACCATTCGCATTATAGTAATGGTTTGGTTCCTAACTTTAATAAAAAATTTACTTTAACGAAAGGTAGGAAAGGCAGTCAACTCATTGATGCAAGACATGCTTATAAAGTTGGTCGCAATCAAGTTTTTAAGCCTGATCCAGGGCAAAGCCCTAAATCTACAAAGCTCAAAGGTAGAATTGCAAACATTTCAAAAAGCGGTAATTCTATAGATTTTGATAGTATAAAGCCTGTCGCTTCTTTATCTGTAACACGAATAAGTGATCAAGCTAGTTCAGGTCAATCTATAGCTTTTAACACAAAAGCTGGTCATGCTTACGAAAAAGCTATTGCAAATACTTATGTAACAAAAGGGTGGACTGGAGTGGGTCCAGCTGAGTTAGATTTTTTCGATACGAAGTGGGCTAAAAGAAATATACCTAATCAAAATAAACTTAAAACTCCACATGGTCAAACTGGCCCTAATCATCTTACACGGTACTGGAAATATGCAGATGCATATTCTGGAGCCACTCATGGGCCTCGACTTGTTTTAAACAAGCTTATGACTAAAGGTTTAGTGAGCAAAGATATGATTCAAGATGCGGTAAATACTGGCTCCCTGGATCTTACAAAAAAATTACCCAGCTTTGCAGAAATTGTTGGTGTAGGTAATGATAGCCCCTATTTAAGTTCAACCATATTTAACCCCTTTGCAACAAACGGTGTTAATGCAAAAACTTTTCGTAACCTTACTGGCTTAATTAAGAAGCCAGCATACGGTAATACAGATGGTCGATTTGGTATAAAATTCAACCAAGATCATTTTACGGCTCTCAATAAACCAAGGAAAAGTCAAGGTTTAATTCCTAACTTTGCAAACCCATTAGAAGATGCTATTTCAAGAGAGAAAGAAGCTCTGAGAGAGCGAGGTTCTGCCGCCGACATTTACATAGATCAAGACAATAGACTCAAGAACCCAAAGAATCCAGCAGGCTTGTTAGTTGCGAATACTCGAGACGAACCTAAGTCTGGCTCGCAAGGTGTTAATCGAGCAATATCGATGGGTATGGATCCAAAAACTCATGGAGCAAGCGGAGGTATCGTTCCGAATTATATCGGTCAGCGAGGAGCAGCTGGCAATAGAGGCGGTTTTAATAGTTCAAAAGGATTGAAAAAGCTAGATAAAACGGCCAATAATGCCGCCGACAGTCTAGAAGCTACAGGAAAAGGTTCGACAAATGCTGGGAAAGGAATGGATGAAGTCCAACAAAATAGCAGCGATTTAATGACAAGAATGATCGGTCTAACCACTATAACATATGCACTCGAAGGAGTAATGGGAGGAGCGACGGAAAAGATGGGAGCCTTCGGCGCAAGCATGGCAATTATGAATAGTGCGGTTCAAGGAGTTTCGCAAGCAATGTTATTGATGACAGCTGTAGACACAAAAGGTCTATCAGCAAGAGGTAAAGATAAGTATAATCAATCTAAAAATTCAGGCAAAGGCGGCAAAATGGGGAAAATGGCGGGAATGGCTGGAGGGCTGGGTATGATGGCGGCAGGACCCTTAATGGGGCTCGTTGCAGTAGCTTCAGCTCTTGTTCCAGTATTTCAATCTATAAAAGAAAATACAGATTTACTAGATGGCCCACTGGATACTTTAAGAAAATCTGCAGAAAAAACCTCCAAAGGTATTGATGCTCTGGGCAATGCAATATCCGCACATCAAGAAATTGAGAGTACTAGGAATCAATTATTAGAACTATCCAATTCGTCTCAAGCTCAAACTTTTGATGGAGAAATGAAAAGACTTAAGCTATCAGGTGAATTAGCAAAACAAGAAAGTAATTTAGCCAGTCAAGCTACAACCCTAGCTACCGCATTAAATTTGTCTGAATCCGAAATTCAGATAATGACTTCAGGGACGGCAGAAGGCTTGAAAAAGCTTCAGGAAGCAACATTCGATTACCAGCAAGTTTTATCTGCAACTGCAAGCATGCAGGCTTTTACATCAGCTCAAGGATCAAAAGGGTATCTTGGTTTTGGTGGAAAAGATGCTGATCCTATTGTTCAGGAGATTCAAAAAGTTGCCATGGCAAGATCTGCTAATTTAGGCATTGGTGGTGATAAAAATGATGTTGAAAATGTCTACAAATCATTGATCGGTATTGTGCAACAAGGCGCAGTCGACATCGCGGAAGTTCAACAACAAAGAGAAAAAACTGTGCCAGGAAAGGCCCCTGGCAACAATAGAGTATCCATAAGGGACAGCGGAACCAATAACAGTACATATTTTGATGTGAAAGAAATGGGTGTAATGGACGAATTTAAGAAATCTATCTCAGAATCTGATCTACCTATGGTTTTAAAAGCTCAAGTTCAGGCAGCAATTGATGGAGAAATGAGTTTATCAGACATGGCTGAATTTTTTAAAGAAAATTCTGAACTCGCTAAAGAATTCGCAAAAGCAGCGAAAGACACCGAAAAAAAATATACACTTGGTCAAGATATCCTGCGACAAATTGCTCAAGAAAGAGCTAACATTTTAGATAATCTCAAGATTGAGACAATGCAATCAGAAAATAGTTTAAATTTATTAAAAATGGATCAAGGTAATATGATAGCTTCAGACAATCTAAGAAATAAGATTAAAGATTCCCTGGGCATTATGTCCAGTGCTGCAACAGTTCAAGCTCAACTCGCAGTGAAAAGTAAAGAAATTGACAACCAATACAATAATGAAATAGAATCAATTAATAATCAAGATGTTTCGGCGAGAAGAAAAATCTTACAAGATTTCTTAAATAAAGATAAAGGAAATCAAGTATTTCAAAATTTAAATAGTACTACGACAACACAGTTTAGCGGTGATGGTCGAGTTGAAACGATACAGCTAGATCCAGATACCGCATTTGACACAAACTTAATCTCAACAAGAGAAGCTTTAGCAAGAAAAGCTAATGAAACTCAAGATAAAATTGTAAAAGCCACTTTACTAAAATTACATTCAGAACTTGAGGGTGTTCATAATAGTGACGAAGCCAACAATAAAATGCTAAAAGTGCTAAGCTCAGAAGACAAAATTGCTAAATTAAAAGAAAACTTAGAAGTTTTACAGAGCAAGGAACTTGGCATTATCCATGAGCAAACTGATCTATCTGATTTAGGTTTAAGTATTCAACAAAGAATAACAGAAGAAAAGAAAGAGAATGCTGGAGCAGAAAAAACTCTACGAGAGAAAAATCTATCAACAATTGAGAAAGAACTAAACTTATCGGCAGGCGGTTTAGCTGCCGCAAAAGAAAGAGTTTCAGCCTTTCAAGATATTGTCAATCCAGCTGAATTATTGAGCGAAAAGCTTCACGAAGAACTAGATGCAGTCACTCATACTGCAGGTATGACAAAGCTACTCTCTGACGCAACCTTTGCTACTTTAGATAGTCAAGAATATAGACAAAAAGCGACAAAAGCTATGGCCACAACGCTTACAGAAGAACTAACGCAAGAATATAAATCTCTAGTCACTCAAGGTGCCCGTATAGAAGCCGAAGCAGAACTTCGAAAGAATACTGAATTGTATGCCAAGCTTATTGCTCAAAAAGTAAAAAATGAAAGAGGAGCTATCAGCAATCAAATTACTGATCGAGCAACGACAACTCAGGCAAATCTTAAAAGAGATGAAAGTGGCAGAAACACTTTTGATTATCGTACCGAAGACGAAGTGTCAAAACTGACCGATTCAACCATAAACTTAAGAGCTCAATACGAAGCTAATAAAGCTGCAAACTTCTATGCCCTTGAAGCGACCGAGCAATTAACTCAAAGCCAAACTAAATTCGCAGAAGAAATGGACCGATTGAGAGAAAAAATAAAGGCTAAAGGATTTTTCCAAGAAGGTTTAAATGCTGTAGAAAGAGACGGCTTAACTGCTACAGCTAATGTTCAAACAGCGGCGGGTAAAGTCGCAGGTTATGCGGAAATGGGGAACACTATTAGAGGGGCAGAAGCATCTGTGGAATTAGCTCGAGCTAGAAAAGAGAACAATATCAGCAACAACTCTGGAGACGGTAATACATTATTTTCTGACACCATAGCGGTAAGAATTGCAGAAGCTAATGTTGAATTCGAAAGATTCAATGAAGTTCTAGCAAATACAACTTTTGACAGCGTAAAGCAAGGCCTTAAAGATATGGTGCAAATGATGGGTGACAGTACTAAAGATATGGGTGATATGTTTGGTCAGTTTTTTGCTGGTATAGCTAAGGCTATTAGTGATAAATTACTAGATAGAGCTACGGCACAAATTACTACTGGCATTTTTGAACTTCTTGGCTTAAATAAAGGAGGGATTGTTGGTTATAATTCAGGAGGCTATGCTGGGGGAGGTAAAACCAACCAGACTCCTGCAATGCTAACATCTGGAGAATATGTCGTCCGCAAAAAAGTGGTTGACAAGCTAGGTCCCAGCACTTTAGATAAAATAAATAAAACTGGCTCTCTAAGTGCATTGTATGACGAACCAAATAACGATTCATTTGACATGTCGACATCCGACGCGGGCCGAATGCCTCCAATGTTACATATGAGTGAAGGAGGATGGCTAAGTAAACAATGGGACAAGGTTAAAAATTTTGCTAGTGATTCATTGAGCTCTAATGGAGATGATTCCAGTTGGACTAAAATAGCAAAAGGCACAGGAACAGCTTTTGGTGCAGGTTATGCTAATTACGAAGATCGAGATACAAGCAATGATCCAGAACCCCCGCAAGCTCCTTCAACAGCTAGATTAAATACTGCCTCAGATTTAAATATAGATCCATCTAGCAACATGATGTCTTCTCCAGCTAGACAAGGCGGAGATAGTTACGCTAAGCAATACGGAGATTATTTACTTAAGAAATATGACTTTGATGTGCAACAGCAAAATCAAAAAGTTCAAGATAGAGCTCAGATGTGGTCAGGCATCACCAATAGCCTAACAATGGCAGTGGGTACTGCTGGATTTAATCAAATGATAAAAGGAGTAAAAGGGCTGTATGAAACTCGAGGAGGCACAGAGAAAACTGTAGAAAGATGGAATAAGCAAGGCATCAATAATTTAGGAGATCTACGCGAGAAAAAACCTGATGCATTTGCAGCATATCAAAATTCAATAAATAAATCGAATAAAAGAGCTGGAGTCGATAGGGTAACTGCTGAGCAATTAATTCAGTCCGATGCAAGTCCAGTAGCCCCATCTTGTGCGGGGGGTCAATGTTCAGTTGACAGCTTTGGAGGTTCTGGTGGAACCAATATAATGGAAAATATGATGGGTCAAGGGGCTAGTAACCCTAGTTTCGACAAGAGAAACACACTACTTAATAACTATGAGGAGTTGAGTTCTGGCGGTAAAGTTAGAGGTCCAGCAGGAATAGATAAAGTTGGCCCAGTTATGCTTGATAGGGGAGAATATGTTATAAAAGCCTCCAGTGTAAATAATATTGAAAAACAAAACCCAGGCTTCTTTGATCAATTAAATGCGATGAGATTTAATCAAGGAGGCATAGTCGGTGGAGATCAGTCTGGAGGGGGTTCAGCCTCGCCTTCTTCAGGAAATGTTACGGTCAATATAAGTGTCTCTTCCAGCGGAGAGTCTTCAACTTCTGGTGGAGAAGCTGGAGATCAAGCGATGGCTGCGAAAATTAAAGATGCAGTTGTCGGAGTTATGTCACAAGAAAAAAGAATGGGAGGAATGTTGCGTGGTTGATAAAAACTCAATATCCAATTATGAGCAACAATTTTATTTATCTGGAGTTCTTTTATCTGGAGTAACATCAATTGCAGGCAGCTATGCAGTTCAGGAAGCTCCTATCAATATCATTGGTCAAGGTCATGTCTACCCAGTCATGCAAGGCCCTCTCGTTGGTAACTTTTCTATTTCTAAATACTTTATAGGGGAAGATCCCTTGCTTAATTACACGGGTGATCACCCAATCAGTGGTAGCATTAATTATGGAGATAAAAGTTTTGGATTTGAAAGTGGCTACTTAAATGAATATTCTTTTTCCGCTAGCATGGGATCGATACCTCAGGTTCAAGCGGGCATTGTGGTATACGGAGACATAGGTTCTGGCATTGACGCCTCTGGTGTAAATGCTCACCCTCCAATACAAATTCCAAATCAAGGATCTATTTCATTAAATGTTTCAGGTTATCAAACAAATAGAATTACAAATTTCGCTTTTACAACAAGAATTGACAGAACCCCTATTTATAAAATAGGGTCTCCCTTCCCAGTTCAAGTTGATCGATCTTCCCCTATCACTCAAGAAGCAAACTTCACCTTAGAAGTCTCTGATTTTGAATTAAAAAAAATGAATGAATATCTCATTAAACCTTCTCAGCAAGATATTGAAATATCTCTTTCTAATCCAATAGATAATTCTACAATTGAAACTTTTACAATTAAAAATGCAAGATTAGCTAACCAAGGGCTCAGCTCTGCTAGTGAAGATTTGATGTCAGTTAATTTACAATATATAGGATATATTAATAAAAAATGAAATTTCTGCCGTATGAAGATGTACCTTTGTACTTGTCTGTTAATGGGCAAGATGGCGAGTACATATTCGCTGAACAAGCGCGTCTTTCGGTTAGTCATGACCTGACGGTCTCTCGACAGCTTGACGATAATGTTATACAAATATGTGAATACGGCGTCGGCTCAAGTATGCAGTATAGCCCTGTTACCTTTTCCTCCAATAGCTCTTTTTTCTGCACCCTAGGTCCAACGAAAGGTCCTCCTAAACCTTTGGCAACTTCAATCTTTAAAATTCCGTCAGGAACTGAAGTAACTTTCCCAAACAATAAACATTTATATTTTACTAAAGATGTGATGCCTGACGGTAAAGATTATGTTATTGAGTTAGAATCTAAGAGCGGTAATTGGTCCTTAACAGAAGACGAGGCTCAAAACGGCTACTTCGAACCAATATATAATTATGTTTCTCAAGGGCCTTTGCGTGGTAAATTAGATGTTAACTTCTATCCGAATACAGGCAACTTACAAAGCTTTTTTAATATCACAGGATTGTCAGACCCATTAGCTTATCCGCCAATAGATGAAGAAAAAATTACAGGTCATTTTGGCGAATTTATTTTTAACGATGCATACTTAAATTCATTTTCTTTTTCTATTTCTCCCAACTCCATTATTCAAGCTTCTGCATCTTTTGATATTTTTGGAGAATTACAGCAAGATAGCGATCTTCTTGATACATATTATGCTTCTGCCGATTACTCGCAAAAATCTATACCTCACGGAAATAATAGTCAAATCGTTGGCCATAGTTCACTAGGTATCAATCACCCTATTGGATTTAGTTATCAAATTACAGTAAACAGGCAACCAAGTTACCATGCCCCAACTGGAGCAGAGCAAGATGTAGGCTTAGTTCCCCACAGAGTGTCTAAAGGTTCTACTACTGTAAGCATGTCCCTTGATGGCGACAACTTAGATTCCAATATTCTATCTGACGGCTTTAATGGCAAAAGAGCTAATTTAAGTGCTACCCTAAGCGATTTAAATTATCAAAATTTTAGCGACAATTCAAACGGCATAATGAATACATTTACATGTAATGGAGTGGTTACATCGCAAGATCTTTCCGTATCTTCTCAGGGTTATCTTAATGGCTCAATATCAGTAACTCAGAATTTATCATAATGGATATTCAGCATACAAATTTTAACTTTAACAGTGTGCGACCTAGTTTTGGTTCGACTGCGGAATTTTCGTCAACCATAAAATCGCTGGAGTATAACGATAGTTACTCGCAAACTTTATCTGAAGGTTTGAATTTTATTAACATGAGCTATGGCTTAAATTTACAAAACCTAACTGATATAGAAAGCCAAAATATTATATCTTTTTTGCAGTCTCAATTCTACTACGAACCTCAAGAGTACGATGGTGATGGAAGTTTTTCAAACAAAAGAGTAGATCCATTTGAGTTTCAGCCAAGCTTCCCCTTTAAAAGGCTACCTTTTCATTGTTTAAGTTTCAATCACTCTAAACCTCAATATAATATTAACAACATTTCTGCACAACTAACATGCGTTGCACCCTCTATATTAGATAGTGTAGAGTCTTCTCATGAGTATAACCCTATAATTGATTCCCTGATTGATGTTAATTCATCTATTAATCCTTCTGATCAGAGTCAAAATATTAGTCTTTCAAATGCAAACAATAACCCTCATGATCTACAAGAAGGAAATTATATATATAATTCTGGAGACTATCGAAATGCTGAAATTACATCAACCAACCCAATGCAGGTTAATGCTCCAGTAGGCATACCAGCCGACACAATCAAAACTCAGCATAATAACTATAGGCATTCTATCTTTATTGATAAACCAAATGATTGTTCGTTCTATCCGTATAAACCAATTTACGATAATCATGAACTAGATGTAAGATTTTTTGATTTCAGACCAACGTTATCTATTGAAGTTGCTCACTCACCTAAATTCAAGCAAAGTTCAGCGGATAGTGTTTATAAAAAAACAAATAAATTTGGGTACAATCCTAATTTAAAGAAATTTAAATTTACTTTTGACAAAAGATCAGGAAATGAAGCAAAGAGTATATTATTATTTTTAGAAAGTCATCTTGGTTATAGAAAATTTGCATTCCATCTCCAAAAAGATTATAATAATAAAAATCATGATTCAAGATCAACTAGTCCACATAACTCTGACCTTAGTTTTTTTTATTGCCCTGAATGGAGTCATACTTTCGTGTATCACGAAAATCATACAGTTTCAGCTACTTTTATAGAATGTCCCCATCCTTGATTTATTATAGTATATGCAAGAACAAGTCCAGAATGAACTTTTTGAAATGCAGCCATCAACACTTGTTGTTCTGTATGAGATTGTATTAAAAGGTATATCAGATAGCAATGGAACTGAAAAAAGATATAGATTCCATTCTGGGGAAAACGGATTTAATCAATCCATAAAATATGGTAAAGCTCAAGGTAAATATGAATACTTCCATATACCCTGTAAAGCTGAAGGTTTTGATTTCAGCGTAGACTCTCTGCCTAGGCCAACTATCACTTTTGACAACACGGATTCATTTTTTAGTCTAAAAACTAGATATTTTAAAGATTTCATAGGGTATGAAGTCATAAGAATTAAAACATTCGTTAAATTTTTGCATGGAAATAATTTCCCTAATAACATCAACCCTTTTGGCACTCCATCAGAAGCGTCATTCCCTAAAGAACATTATGTCATTAATTCAAAACAGGTAGAGAATCCTGATGTTATTTCGTTTGAATTAAATTCAAAACTTGAAAAAGAAGGTGGTATAGTTCCAGCTAGAAAAATTGTATACAATACATGCCAATGGAAATATCGAAGCGAGCATGGTTGCGGCTATAAGGGCGGGCCAGCCACCGATAAAGCAGGCAAACCTTTGTCCTGCAATAATTCCCTGACTATCTCGGAATGGTCAAAAACAACAACATATTCAGCAGGAACAGGAGTTAAGATTGGAGATCAGTATTATGTTTGTCAAGCGAATAACACTACGACTCACCCAGAAGATGATAAAATACGCTGGACTCAAGATGTTTGCCCTAAAAATATTGCTGGATGCAGGGCTAGATTTGGAATTTTTGAAACTGTTTATGGATTACCATTTGGAGGATTCCCTGGATCTTGGCCCAAATAATGCATTTAACCAATGCGTTAAACATGCCCTCTCTCACCCAAATGAAGAGATTGGCGGGGTTTTTTATTTTAATAAATCTTTTTCTGATTTCAATTTCCTTAAAATGAAAAGTAGAAACACTATCGAAAAGGGATTTTTTTCTTATTCTGATTCAGAATTTTATAAACTTTATGAGGATAAAAGAATTATTTCTCTTTTTCACAGCCATCATGATGTAGATTCAAATTTGAGTGAATTAGATAAAGAAGTATCTCAGTCATTAAACTTACCTTCTTATGTTTTCTCTTTAAAAAGTAAAAGTTATAATTTATATTACCCAAAACTATATAAGCCGCGACCCCTTAAAGGCAGAATTTTCATTCCTACATTTCAAGATTGCATTACTTTTGTAAAAGATTTTTTTCTATTAAAATTAAATATTAACTTGCACGACAAAATTGACAACTGGGCTAGACATAGAACAGAATCTAATCAAAAATTAATTAATACCCTTGATCATCATTTCTTGGAAGTTGATAAACACAACATTAAATATGGAGATATACTTGTACTGTCTCCAAATGTCTCGGAACACCACCATCTCGCAATTTATATTGAGTCTCACCAAATTTACCATCATGTAATAAACGCTTTGCCCAAAAAAGAATTTATTACCCCCGAAGACCTTAATAAAGTGTATAAAGTATATAGGTATAAGGCAGTATGAAAACTTTTTTATTTAAAGGCGAAATGGCAGAGTTGTTTGGCTCCGAGGTAAGTCTAGATGTTCTTACTATGCGTGAAGCATTAATGGCATTATTTGCAATTAAAAAAGGTTTTAAAAAATACTATCTTCACAAGCTAAACTCGGGAGTCAATTATGTTTTTATAGACAGCAAGGATAATATCCTAGAGAGTTTCTGTTCAGACTTATTGCTGCAAGATAGCCAATATAAAATTATGCCCAGCTTTGAGGCTGCAGGGGGTATGCTGACGGGAGGTTTAGGGTTTCTTGGTAATTTTGGGCTTAATGCCGCGATGGGTTATGGAATACAGAAGTTAGCCAACAAATTAAATCCGATTGAGGAAACTGGTGAAGAGTACGAAATTATAGAAACTAACTCTTTTTTATATTCATCAAATGAAAATCGAGCAGAACAGGGTTCACCAATTCCTGTTGTGTATGGTCAATTAAGGATTGGCAGTTTAGTTATAAATTCCAACATACAAAATTATGACTTCGATTATCAAAATCTACAAATATATAAAGCAAACACATTAGTCAATTTACCTTTCGGTAATCATAATCGTTCGTATGATTTTTCGAGCGGAGGTAATTCTTTTTCTAAAGATAATAATCTAAGAGGCGGTAGTGATTTTAATAACTTTGATTCTGATGAACCAACGCTTAGTTACAGCACCGAAGATAAAAGGCTTAAACCCGCATTTATGAAAGGTGGAGCTAAAGCTTCAGATGCATCCCAGGGCAATGAATCATATAACGAAGATTATCCTGATGAATCCGAGAAAGGTGGTTATAGAAAAACTATCGGACCATCGCTAGTTGGTGCGGTCCAGAATTTTACTGACTCAAGCGCCAATGGCCACGGAGAAGGTACTACAACCAAACCTTATGTTTTTCCGCCAGAGGGAGATGCAGACTCTGCATTTAGACCTAGCTCTAAAGATGAGTCTTGTATTAGTATGACCGATTTGGCAGCAGGAGGCTCAATTGGCCCTTGGAGATCTCAAGCTGTCGCTGCGAATGGTAAAGACATGATTATTGGCGAGAGAGGAGATTATCAAAAATTAGAATCTATTGGAGTTTATAGATCGGTCGACATTCTCTCTGAAGGCCCAATAGCTGGACTAGCGATACCTAATACTGGGAAATCTAGCTATAGTGGAGTTAGTCCAAATGGATTTTTCAACAATGATAATGGCGATATAGCATTAGGTTATTCAGGTTCATCTAATCTTAGATACGAAAAAAAGACCGCACAAGTCGGAAATATTATATTCGACTCTGATGCACAAGATACCCCTAGCGATCCACTTTCTCATTTCATTGATTTAACTGAATTCAATCAAACCATAGCCAATAAAACAAATCAAATAACAATTATTCATTCAGGCTCTGGATACTTAGCAAACTTTACTGGCTTAATTACGGGAAATACAAAAGACGACTCCCATCCATTCAAAATTTCTGTTGATGAACCCCGAGCAAGCAAATCCGCATCATTGCCTGCTAATGAATCTAATGGCATTTTTGCAATTAAAAATCAATCGAATGGCACTTTCGGCTTAGACTTTTCAAACAATATAATATCTCAGTATCAAGAAACTGGCACTTTCTTTGACGCAGAAACATCTAACCAGATTGCTATTACGGGATTTAACCTTCAAAACTTGAGTTCAATTAGCGATGTTGAAATTGGAAAAGGCTATAACTCAAACCAAGATACAACTATAACTATTGAGCCAGATAATGCGCCTGCCAATATCAAAGTGTCGCTTAAGGAAAATATGCCCAACAGTAGAAAATCTCAAGCTCAAGCTTTTGACGCTGGATTTTTGATTGGAGTACAGAATGAAAATTTGAAGCAAATTAAACCTTCGTTTGAAGATTACTTCTTAAAACAACCAAGTGGACCATTCGGTAATCGAAGCACTATAACCCAAACTTGGGATAAATTTGCGAGAATATATTGTGACGTCAACAATAGAATAGCTAATTACAATAGTATTTCGTCAGTTACCATAGAAGTTGGAATGTCGAGAGCATACGACATAAATAACGGCGGAAGCGATTATAAGCTACTAAAGGTTCAAATTGAATTTGAAAATTATCTTCATCTTGGCAGGGCATTTTTACTCATCGAGAATTCCAATGAAAATAAATGGGATTCATCCACTAAATATTGGGATCAAAAAAGAAGTGAAACGGGAGAATTAAGTGCTGATTGGGGTGATACTTTTGGCAGGATGCAAACTATAAAAGGGCTTACTCCATCAGATCAATTAAATGGAAACAGACAGAATGTTTCGTTCTACAAATATGCTATTAATGGCATGGATGCAGGAATAACACATTTTGAAAAAATTCAATTGTTTGCACATTTATTTGACTATGCAAAACACAATGGGCACGAAAACTATATTGATGTCGGCTTACTTTTGAGAGAACGAGTCTTTAGTGACCAAGTGTTTAATCAATTTAACGTCAATACATCGGGGAAGTTGAGAAAAGCTGAATTACCGCCTCCACCTACTGACGATACAGGTCTTAATCACACTACATATATCAAGTTTTGTCCTGGATCTGGCTCGAGCAAAATGAATACAGATCCAACTTTTGTTACTGATGTAAGCGACCCAAATATTAGATTTTGCAGAATTAGCTCAAGAGGATCCTTTTATAACCCAAACTTAGTTTACAGAGTAGAAGTTTACATTGTCAGAAAATCTTCATTTGGAGTTAGTTCAGATGTGAATTATCGATCCTGCATAACTAACATTGATGCTTTTGCATCTATATCTAAAGATGGTAAAGTGGATGGTGTTTTTATAACTAATGTGCCAGATAATTGTGTTTATGATTCTGTCTCTGGAGGTTATACTCCAATTTTAATTAAAAAAGATAATAACTCTAATTTAGCAAACCCTTTTGGGGATAATAATTTTTCAAATTATGCAGATATCGGAGTGTATCTCAACATTGATCCTAGTGAGCGAAGTCAGACTATGTCTGTCACTTTTAATTCAGGAAGGGTTAGCAGAGACATTTTAAAGTTGGATAATGAATCAGATTTTAGATTTGATGGGGGCAATGAAGGTCAAGATAACACTTGGACTAATTTTATTCAAAACAAAGCCACTGGATTTTCTTCCCCTGCATGCGGGGTAGCACCTCAATTAGTTAAAAATGTATTCGGAAAATATGTAGCATATAGAGATATACTGGTCAAGGGGTTCAGTTCGCCCAACATTTCAAAAACATTGGGATGGATGGGTGGTAATGAATATGCCAAGATACGCCTCGAGCTTGAAGTTATAAATCTTAATCAAGATGATAATAACAAATTGAATAGCAATCCTTTTGCATCCTCTCGCTGGGATGAGCATTTTGTGCCTTCTGCTAATTTGTTTTGTACGGGTAGAATTAAATCTTTTGACCTCGAGAATCCTGGTGGAGGCTATGTAGATTCATTAGGTAACTCAGCTAATGCTCAGCAAGCTTCTCTTAATATTTATAACGATTCGTTTGGCGTTTCTAGCGTTACGGTTTCAACAATTAATCAGGGCAACTTAGGATATAGACCCAATAGTGCAATTACCTTGTATCTCGGTTTTAGTTATGAAAATAATGAAGACTTAATCCCAAATAGTCTTAATCCTATACTACAACACAGTAAATATAATTTCAATAGTCTTTATACTGCAAAAATAGAGCTTAAAACAGACAGTTATGGTTCGATTTCCTCAAGTCTTGATGATATAAAAATTATCGATTCTGGTTATACCCATAATTTTATATCCGTTCCCGCTAACTATGGGGAAGCAAATTTTGAAGATGTAACTCTTAATCTAAAATCAACAATTCCTTCTGGCTTATCTATTGACCCAACTTTGCCTGAAGACTTCTTGTCATTCAATGAAGATTTTGTAGCCTCAAGCACTTGGACTGAACTTGAAAATACAAATTACGCATGGTATTCATTGCCAGAGTCAAGCTCTGATTGGAATGCAATTTACGGCAACCTTGAGCCTGAGATTAGCTTTCCTAAAGAAGCATTAAAACTTTTAGTACGAAAGCAAGATGTAATCAATGGGTCTATAGTTAAAATTTTCGAAACTCAAGCGGGAAAAGGTTTCTCTAAATTTCCTAGCAGTGATAACATCTTACCTAGTTCAGACAAATCAAGTATTGTTTTTAATGTCCAAACCGATCATGAAGGCAGATTAAGTGATATATCAATCAATCAATCAATTGATGCATTAGGTTATGCTATTGAGGATAATAATGTAGAAATCAATATTTCCGCCCCTCCAATTACCGTTGCGCAGAAACCTGCTGCCCCTTCAGTAGAAATCGATAAGCATGGGTGGGCTAGATCTATATATCTAAACTCTACTCCTATAAGGGACAAAGATGGGCGTTTTAATTTTTCTAATTTTGAATATGACTTTATTGGAGGTTATCATCAAAATGCTGGCATTAATACTACACCAATACAAGGCCTCCTTCCCATACAAAGCTCGCCAGATAATCCAAACATTAATAAAGATAATATATCTCAGGGAATGAGATCTTTGCTAGAGAAAGAGTTCAGATTACCTGCTCAAACACATTTTGTGAATTATAAACTATATGGCCCTCGTAACAATGGAGAGAAAGATTATTTTTATACACATACGATTAAAAATCCTGAAATTTCTGTGATTGCATTGAATATTAAAGCAAACCAGCTTCATCACATATATGAGGGAGATGAATCTATTGTTTATTTAAATTTAAATCCTTTGATTGGAGCTCTTTTAGGTTTTTTGCTTATGAAAAAACTCGCAGAGACAGCTGTCAGGACCGCTACTCCTCCAGATCCTGTAATAATTCCAATACAAGGTCGAGTTTTTGTTCCTCCTTGCTCAATTGGATATGGGGAAATATTACCTTCCTCTACAGCAATAGGATTCAACAGAAACGCACCTTCTTTAGCAGATGCTGCCGATGGCCTGAAGTCCGTGTTTTTGGAGAGCTTACTGATTGGTGCAGCATCTCTTGCTGGAGCTGTCTTTGGGTATATGGTAGGTGATAAGTTTAAATGTACTGATGGTGGTGCAAACTTTTTATGTATTAAGATGGGGGAAATAATTAAGAATAGCGGAGAAATATGGCCAGCTAAATTAATATTCGATGTGGAGTACGGAATTGAAGGCTTTGCAATGCTAAAAAGAAGCATAAAGATTCAAGGCTGTGCAACAAGCCCCTATATTAAAGATATAATTTTACCTATTTCGTTTGATCAGCTTGAAAGCGACTACGAAGCTCAATACCCCAGGAGCTCTAATCCAGAATTATGGAGTGCTTTTGATCGTGAAAACACCTTTAACCCCGTTGAAGATAAACGTAAAAGAAATCGCCTTATACAATTTTACAGAACGACAAGAGAAATGGATCCTGTTAATAATGGTATTGCAGATGCTCGAAACAAATTAGATGCAGAATTAGCTTCCGTAACAGAATATGTTTCAGGGTTTTTCTCTTACCCTAATACAGCAATGTTTGCCTCAAGAATTAACGCAAAAGACATGTCTAATCCTCCGAGCCGTGAATTTTTAATAAAAGGTAAAATGGTTAAGATACCAAATGGATATTCGCCATCAAATGGAAGTTATGGTCCAGATAGCTCTAGAGCTAATTCGTTTTTCAATGAAGAAATAGCTTGGACAAGTAATCCTGCATGGATCATCTATGATTTACTGACTAATCCAATTTACGGATTAGGCAAGTATGGGATCACTGATGAGCAAATTGATAAATGGTCATTTTTTGAGTTTGCTCGTCGAGCAGATGAAGCGGTGGATGTATTTATTGACGGCATTGAAACCAAGGAAAGAAGATATATGTGCAATCTATATGTCGATACAGAAAGAGAAGCTTTTAGTTATATTAAAGATTTAATGAATATATATAGCTCAAAAATTAATTTTAGTGGAGGAAAAATATATATTAGTACTGATAAACCATCTGATCCAGTTATGCTTTTTACTAATTCAAATGTGAGTTCAGACGGCTTCATTTACTCCACTATACCACAAACCAATAGAGTTACTGCTGCTACAGTAGACTACTTAGATGAGAGAGATAACTATATGCAAAAAACAGAGTATGTAGAAGATGAGGCTGGCATCCGAGAGCATGGGTACCGACATGCAAAAATTGCAGGTATTGGAATTACTCGAAAAGGTGAAGCTAACCGATTGGCTACGAGTAAAATAATGAGTAATAAAATCGAGACGGAAGTCATCTCTTTTACAGTTGGTCTACATGGAGGCTACCTGAGAATTGGAGATGTAATTGAGGTCATGGATAACAATAAAGTATCTCAGCATTCAGGAGGTAGAATCTCATCAAGGATTAATGATTTTACTATTGAAATAGATATTCCTACTGACGCTATTACTGGAGCCACAAAAATTTATATTCAAAATTATGCTGAATCAACAGAATCTACTGACTCCAACGATGGCAATCGACCAAGTCAATTCTCAGAATACGATATTAGTTCAATGAACGACTTCGAAGTAACAGTAGCTGAATCTCTACATCAATCGGTGAAGAATTCCTACGTATGGATGGTTAAGAATTATGATGATTCAAATAATGACCCGATCAAAAGCTCTCAGTATAGAATCAAGGAAATTATCGAAACCGAAAACTCTCAATACAAAGTTACAGCATTATTGTATGATGCGAAAAAATATAATTACATCGACGGCGTCACCTATGCATCGGAAGATGACGAGTATGAGGGTCATGATGTGGACACTTCCCATATAGAAGGTGGAGAATCATGAGTTTACCTAATACAGGGCAAGTCGCTTTAAGTTGGCCTGAAGCTTTAGATGTTGATGGCTATAGTTTAAATTTATATAAAAATAACGGTTTTTTTCATCATGCTGTAACAACTGGTTTGTCTTATGCAGTATCAGGCTTAAAAGAAGGAGAT